ATCAAAATTGGGAAGTAAGATAGTTTAAAAGTTTTTTTAGAAAGAAAAAAATGATATCCAAAGTTAAGGTTAAAGATCATAAAAAACATAAAATTAATTTATTAAAATTAATTGATTTAATGCCTAAAGTTTCATTTAATACAAAAGCAGAAGACATTAATAAATCAGATTGGTGTTTAAATTCTTTTTATCCAAGAAAATATTGGGATTATTTTTTTAATTTGTTAAATCCTTGGTTTGAAAAAATGGAAAACAAATATGGAAGTAATCAAGCTAAAATAAGAATTGAAACTTATTGGTTTCAACAATATATTAAAAATAATTATCATTCTTGGCATAATCATCCTAGATGTCATTTTTCAAGTGTTTATTATTTAGAACTTTTTAAAAATGAATTAGCCACTGAGTTTAAAGAATTTAATATAACAGATGTTGAAGAAGGAGACATAATAACTTTTCCCTCTCATTTATTACATCGTTCTCCAATTAATAATTATAAAAAAAGAAAGACTGTTATTGTTTTTAATAGTACGGTATATATACCAGAATAATAAAATGATTTGGCCAACTTTATGTATTGATAATTTTTTTGTTAATGCTAATGCTGTTGTTGAATACTCTAAAAAATTAAAGTATAAATACGGAGATGGAACTTGGCCTGGTCAAAGAACAAAAAGCACTCACATACTTGATTCAAATTTTTTTAAAATAACTACCAAAAAAATAATTGCTGCTTTATACCCTAATGATATTGAAAAAAATTCTTGTTTAGAATGGAATGCTACACAATATTTTCAAAAAATAAAACCTAGTGAATATCCAGAAAAAGGTTTTATTCATCAAGACATAAGTGCCGAATTTACTTCAATAGTGTATTTAACTTCTGAAAAAAACAACGGAACTTGTTTATATAAATTGAAAAACGCTGTAAAAGATAATTCTTATGAAGAAGAACAAAAAAAGAATTATTTAAATAGAAATAAAAAAAGGTCTAAAAAATTTAAAGAAGTTCTTACTAAAAATCAAGAAAGCTATGAAAAAATATTAGAATTTAAATCTATGAAAAATCGAATGATATTGTTTGATGCTTCACAATTTCACGGAGTTAATAATTATGGTTCAGAAAATAAAGAAAGATTAACTTTAATTTCTTTTTTTCATTCCGTAAGAAGGGTAGATGGTCAACCGTTAAAATTTCACGCGAATGAATGTATAAAATATTAATATGGAGAAAATAATTTTAAACGAAGAAGCTGTTCATTTTGGCAAAGTTAATTGTCCTAAAGGTTTTGAGATAAACAGAGAAGAAATTAAATATGAAATTATGAATGGATATATTGATAACAAAGATAAATTTTTAAATCAATATCCAGTTGGACATTGTATACATTTAGATTACTTTAATAGTTACATTAATGATTTTTTTAGATTAAAAGAAAAAAATAAAAGTGCATTATGTTTAAAAGAAACATTTTCCTTTATTCTAAACCAGAACGAAAAAATTGAAAAAAGAAATTATTTTAATATTTTTGATATACCCTCTTCTCCTGTTTATACTTTAATCTATGGAATTGAACTAGAGGACTTTAGTTCTGAAGTAATTATTCACTATAATAATAAAAAAACACCGGGACTTAAAAATTATTTTCCTTTAGAAAATAATAAATTTATTATCTTTCCTTCTCATTTAAATTTTGAAATTACTGAAAACAAATCTAAATTAAATGCTTTTTATTTAGTTAATAACTATTTTGAATTATAATGTTTGTTAATACTTACTATTACTATTATGAAAAACTATTTTCACATGAATTTTGTGATTATGTTATAAAAAGAGGAAATAGTCTAAAAAAACAAGCTGCAAGAATTGGATCAATTGATAAGGCTGGAATAATAAATCCTAAAGTTAGAAATTCAAATATTATATGGATAAACGATAAAGAAATATTAGATCCAATCAAAAGTGTAATGCAAGAAGCAAATAAAAAAGCAAATTGGAATTTTAATCTTGATTTAAATTTAGATTTAGTTGCACAATTTACAATATATAATAAAAACCAACACTATCATTGGCATTGCGATAGTTATAAAACAGAAAGAAATAGAAAACTATCTTTTACTTTAAATCTATCTGATCCAAATACATATAAAGGTGGAGATTTTGAATTTGATTTTAAAGAAAATAAAAATAAAAATAAATTTGAAAAATTAAGTTTTTTAAAAAGTAAAGGATCGTGTGTTGTTTTTCCTTCTTTTTTATATCACAGAGTAACACCTGTTAAAAAAGGAACACGTTATAGTTTGGTAGTTTGGTTAAGTGGCCCTAATTGGAGATAGTATTAAATGAAAAAAATTTTTAAAGATTTATATTTTACAACCCCGGTATTCAAAACATCTTATGAAGAACACGTAAAAGTTTTAAATAAATTATGTGAACCTCATATAAAAGAAGCAAAAAAAAATAATAAAAAAATATTTAAAAAAGATTTTGGATTAACACACCATTCTACAAATTTAAATAACAATCAAAATTTTAAATTTTTTGCAGATATTATTATTAATCATAGTAATGAATTTATTATTGATTCTGGTTTTAATATCTCAAATAAAAAAATAATTTTATCTGAACTTTGGGTACAAGAATTTTCAAAGTTAGGAGGAGGTCATCATTCAACTCATAATCATTGGAATCAACATGTATGTGGTTTTTATTTTTTAAAATGCTCAGAGCTTACTTCATTTCCAAGATTTTATGATCCTAGACCTGGTGCAGTAATGACTAAATTACCTGTTAAAAACAACGAACAAATAAGTTCAGCAACAGAAATAATTCATTATAAAGTCAAACCAGGAGATATGATTATTTTTCCAGGATATTTAGCTCACGAATTTTCTGTAGACAATGGCGTTGAACCATTTAGATTTATACATTGGAATATACAATATGTTTAAAATAATTGACAATGCAATAGATAAAGAAAAATTTAATGATTTAAAATTTGTAATGATGAGTTTACATTTTCCTTGGTTTTATTCTTCTACAGTTACAAATGAAAAAGAAAAAAGTAATAGTTTTTATTTTATACATTTATTTTATCAAGATCATGGTAAAAATAGTGAGTATTTTAATTTATTACAGCCTATACTTGAAATTTTAAAACCAAATGCAGTTGTAAGAATAAAAGGAAATTTATATCCTAATATAGGTAAGAAACTACAAAGTCCTTTTCATAAAGATTTTGAATATAAACATATGAATGCTATTTTTTATTTAAATAAAAACAATGGTCCGACTGTTTTTAAAACAGGAGAAAAAGTTGAAAGCGTGGAAAATAGATTAATAATATTTGATTCAAATAAATATCATGCTTCAACTTATTGTACAGATCAAAAAATAAGAATGAATATTAATTTTAATTATTTTTAATTATGAAAAGAAAAAATTTTAAATATAAAATATGTAAAAATGTAATTGGTAAAGATGTAACTTCTTTTTTAACTGATTATTATTTTATGAAACAACAAGTGGCAGATAAATTACAAAAAAATAACTATTTACCTTTTTATGATTCTACTTGGGGAAAATGGCTTGATCCACAAGCCCCTAATACATATTCTTGTTATGCAGATTTAATTAGTGAAGTTTTATTAATTAATTTACTTCCTTTCATAGAAAAAAATGTAGGTAAAAAATTATTGCCTACTTATTCTTATATGAGAATTTATAAAAAAGGAGATGAATTAAAAAAACACATAGACAGGCCTTCCTGCGAATATTCAATGACTTTAAATTTAGGTGGTGATCTTTGGCCTATTTATTTTAAAGATAATAACCAAAAAGAAAAGAAAGTTATTTTAAAAGCGGGTGACATAGCTATGTACAAAGGTATGGAACTAGAACATTGGAGAGAGCCTTTTGAAGGAAAATATTGTGTGCAGGTTTTTTTACATTATGCAGATGAAAAAAATCAAAATTTATTATTTGACGGTAGAGAAATGTTAGGTTTACCTAAACAATTTAGAAGTTTGTTAAGTTTAGATAATATTTATACTGGAAAAGTTCTTAAATGAATAAAGGCGTAGTTCAAACTTTATTTTCAAAAGTTTTTTATTCAAATATATTAGATATTGATTGTAAAAAAATAATATCTTTAATAAATGAAGATTTTGTAGAAGTCGAACCAAACAATAAAAAATCATCATCAAGCACTATTTCAAAACAAGTTCTTGAAAAGAAAAAATTTAAATTTTTAAAAAATAAGATTATGGAAGAATTTAATTCTTACAATAAAGAATTTCTTAAATATGAAAATAAATTTAGATTATCTACTTCTTGGTTTACAAAAACTAAACCAAATGAAGATTGTTTTTATCATTGTCATTCTAATTGTATGATAAGTGGAGTTTTATATTTACAAACAGATGTAAATTCAGGTTATATTGAATTTCAAGATTATTCTCCAACAAGGTTTTTAGTAGAACCTACGGAATATAATGTTTATAATTCAAGATCGTGGATATTTGAACCAAAAGATGGAATGATTATTTTCTTTCCGAGTGAATGTTACCATAAAATATTAAAAAATAATTCTAACATTTTGCGTTATTCTATGGCGTTTAATTTTGTTCCAACTGGACATATTGGTCGTACTGATTCTTATTTACATTTAAAATGATATTAGATAGGTTTTCTAAATATCTTACATCCATAGAATACCCAAAAGAAAAAACTTTTTGGAACATTGCTGGTATAATAAAAGGACAAAATTCTTTTTATAAATTTGATGTAAGAGATATGTTTCAGCTTTCTTCAGGAGAATGGGCTCAAAAAAGTAATACTCAAAATAAAGCTGATAAAATGGTTTTTCAATTAAAAAAAGAATGGATTTTAATTGACATAGAAGAATTGCATAAATATCTTAAATTGACTAAGTTAAGAATTGTATATTTAGACGAATTAATTAAATGTTTAGAATGGACCATTAGAATACCTAAAAAATAGTATTTAATTTGTGTGTTTTTGATGTATACTCATGAATTATGCCATTAACACAATTAAATTTTCAACCAGGATTAGATACCGAAAACACAGAAACAGGTGCAGAAGGTAGATGGATAAACTGTGATAAAGTAAGATTTAGAAAAGGTTTACCTCAAAAGATAGGTGGTTGGGATAAATTTAGTCAAGATTATTATGTAGGAGTTGGTAGAGCACTAGAAGCATGGATAGATAATTCTGGTAAAAGATATGAAGCTCTAGGAACAGATAAAAAAGTTTATGTTTATCGTTCTGGAGACAACGCTGATATTACTCCTATTCGTCAATCTAATTCTTTAGCTAATGTATTTGATACTACTGCTACAAGTGCTAATATTACAGTAAATCATAGTTCTCATGGAGCTGCTGCTGGTGATTTTATAACTATATCTAATTGTAGTTTAACAAGTGTAGGTGGAATTGCTAATACAAGTATTGACGCACAATACGAAATACAATCAATTACTAATGCAGATGCTTATATAATTACATCTAATGATACAGCCACAACAAGTAATACAAATATAGCTAATGCAGATATAGAATATCAAATATCACCTGGTCCAGATAAACAAACATTTGGTTTTGGTTATGGTACAGGTACATGGAATTTAAGCACTTGGTCTACACCTCGTTCTACATCTAATGTTACTTTAGATATGAGACAGTGGTCTATTAATAATTGGGGAGAAGATTTACTTATTACTAAACGTGATGGAGAAAGTTATCTTTGGGACACATCAGGTGGTCTTACTGCAAATCCAGCAACTTTAATTGCTAATGCACCTACAGCAAGTTCGTTATCTGTAATTTCAACAGAGACAAGACATTTTATTTGTATGGGAACAGAAACTACTATTGGTGATGTAAGTACACAAGATAAAATGTTTATTCGATTTAGTGATCAAGAAGATTTTGATCAATTTACACCGAATGTAACTAATTCTGCTGGTTCTCAAAGAATTGCAGGTGGAAGCGAAATAAGATGTGCTAAACCTGCAAAAGGAACTATTTTGATATGGACAGATACAACATTACAATCAATGTCTTTTATCGGTCCGCCTTTTATTTTTGGTTTTAGACAACTTGGTAACGATTGTGGCGCTGTTGGTTTGAATAGTGCAATAGTTGTAG